CTGTTGTAACTTCCATAACTTTCATATTAGAAGAAGGTACCGCATCATAACCACCGGCGACGCTTTGCTGCCAATTTGCGTTGCGGTTTAGATATACGGTCGATCCAGAATACGCGCCCATCTTTAGAAAGTATGTTACTGGCTCTGTAGTATTAGGCCTGTCTACAATGTGATTAGCTAGGACCTGCGTTAGATACCCTCCCGACGTACCATCAGCATCATACGGATGGACAGATGATGTAGCTCGAGACCTGCCATTATACTCATCTCCTGCTCCGATTTTAGTCTCGACTCCACCAACAGATCTTATAAGAAATAGTTTAGTTTGATAAGCGCTTGTTCCTAAAGTCACCGCAAAGTCAATGTATATCTCGCTATTCGCATACTTCGGAGTAATAGTTACTGTAATGCCGGTAGAGGTTGATGTGTCTACTCCACTTGTTGTCCTAAACGCCATCACTCCGCCCGTTCCACTATGTTTAACTTGAACGACTGTACCTGCCGATTTAGTGAAATCATTTGAAATGACATTGTCAAGAGTTGACTCTTCTTCTAGATGACGAAAGTTTTCATCAAGCTCTGCATATGTAAGTGCACTGCCCTTGACAGACCTTTTTGTAATTGTCATAAGTATTCTCCTACATAACTATTAAGATCATCATCTGGATTGTCCGCAAAATAACCTCGTTCAGAATATGCAAATAAATCTTCTTCAGCTTCAGTTAATGGCTCAAGAAATACATAACACTGATCAATCAATGCCTGCTTTGCAGTAGGATCTGTTTCAGCTGCAATAAGTCCTAATAGTGTTGCGTAATCCGGTTTTGCCATGTTATCCTGCTATTACGTTACCTGATCCACTAGACGATGCATTACCGGGCCATGAGCCGTGGCCACCAGTGCCATCACCAATCCTGTGCACACCACGTCCATTTACAATCACTTTACTCGATCCTCCAGTTGCAGGGTCACCACATCCAGTAGCATCTCCAATTCGTACGGTATTTGCACCATTTGTTATTACATTGCTCGATCCACTCGCATAAGAAGTCTTATGAAATGGATTAGGCGTAGGACTTGCGTGTCCTATGTGGCTGTCTGTTCCGACTCTTGATACACCCGGCATTAAGTTCCTCTTGATCCTACAGGTTTGCATTCATATTCTAAAGTATCCCAATTGCCGTCTGGAGGTATAGCTACATATGCAGTCAGCATATCTCTACACTCCGCTTCTTTTTCAAACCACTGTACGTCTTGTTCCACACAAGTGCTTCCCAAGCAAGCGGTCAGTAATATATGCCAAATTATTTCCATTAGTTTAACAAAATCTTTCCTGATGTTGTGGTTGTTTGATCGCCAGTAACCGAAGTTGTCTGACCATCATTATAAGTTTCTGTTACTGATCCTGTTATAGTTTCAGTAACATTGCCGCTTACGGTTTCAGTTACATTGCCGGTTACAGTTTCAGTTACATTACCTTTGACAGTTAAGTTCAAATTACCGTCAACTGTTATTTCCATATCGCCTGTAACATATAGCTTATCGTTACCGGTTACAGTTCTAAATCCATTCTTATGATGTGTTACAACATCTCCGTTTGGATGCATTTCGAGAAACGTACCGGACTTATGATAGATATGAATTCTTTCATAGCCAGTTATATTTCCTTCACCATCACTATCATGTGAATCATCGATTTCAATTACATGACCACGCTGTGTTTCATGTACCTGATTCATAGGGTATATTGTATTATACGGAGAGTCTGGCTCGTCAAATGGCTTGCCGTCTGCTACCTTTGTAGGTTGAGTGCCGGCTGATTTTTTTCTTTCAACTAAAGTATTTGTACCACGTGTAAGTTGATTCGTAGATCTACCTCCAGGTGATTCTTCTTCATACTTTGGCATACTTCCTAGTACAAGAGGAAGCTGTGAATTCTTTCCATCTAAAAATACACCAAAGACTCGAGCATTTACTTGGATTCCGGTATGTATTCCTAAACCGTTTGTTCCACCTTCTGTTACTGGTAGTACTGTCTGTGCAAAAGGTAATTGCTCGTCTAATATTTCGGTGCCGTGTACACCCATAATCCTAACTTTAATACGACCAAGCTCAATAGGATCCTTTACGCTTACTACCGTTCCTACGAACCAGCGTGTTTCATCTCCATAAAAATCTTGATAACGACTAGGAATCATCTCTTATAGTTACCTATCTTAACGCATGTAAGTGCGAGGTCGTATGTTTCTTTTTTAAACATGTGTCTGGTAGAATAAATCAAATAGTCTCCTGATTTCTTAGCGTCAATCTGGTTTTCACCTTTACCCGGCTCTGGATTCGAGACGAGAAACTCAACTCTTAAATTATTTCCAATCGTTGCATGAGAAGTACCATCAATAAAATCGACACCATCTACAATAATAGTTAGTGGATTCTTTTTTAAAGCGTTATCCATAGCTCTGGAAATAATATCTAATTTGTATTCAGCAGTATTTCTTGTTTCACCAAAGCTCAGCTTGAATTCTGTATCTTCATCAGTTTCTCTGTATGCACCAGATCCTCTTAACTGTGCTATAGTTCTCGTACTATGTTTATTAAATGATTTATTGTCATGCACATACTTTTCTGAGAAAGCATAGTTAGATTGATTTTGAGACATAACTCCAGCTGACACTAAAGGTTTATAAAGATCTTTGACAACATCAAAGTGAAATGATTTTTGTTTGTCATTGATAGTTTCAACATATTCATATCTTGATCCAACCAAACCTTTTTGAATAACTGTAAATAAGTTTTCCATATTATTTGAAAAATTATGGCTTTTAATTGATCTTCTTCTCACATCAGGTTTTACAGATTTTGTAGCTTGAGATGAATACTTATACGTCATTTCCGCGTTAATTACTGGAGATGATAGTATTGCTCCAAGATCTCGGTATTGAATCTTATTTCCTACAAGAGTCGAGTATACGTAAAAAGGATAGCCATCATTTGTTGTAGTTCTATTAGCAATCCATTTCAATGCTTGTGAAGGATTAAGATTAGGTATGATGACATCCATTGTTTGCTTGTCGGTACTGCCATGAGCCAATTCTCTATCTAAGAAATTAGACGCAATCTTTTCAGCAATCTTAGAAGATTTTCCACTATAGTGCCTGTTAATGTTGACAAGATTTGAAATATAACCAATGTCTTCAATTAAATGAAATGCTACCGTCTGAATATTATCTCCAGATTTTTCCGTGTTTAGTACTTTACTAATGTAGAAAGTCTTAGTAATAGGCACTGTGTTATCTTGCATACTGTGTACTGTAATAGTTATTCTCTCTGCGCCAAGAATATCTATTTGTTCTAGTACATACTCATTATCCATGAATAGAATTTGTGCTGTAAGATATGGTTTGTCCAGATGCTCAAATATATCTACATCTGTTACATTCTCTCGTAGTTCAACATCTTCAGTAAGTCTTTCAGATTGAAGAAGAACAGAAACAAGAACGTAAGATGAAGCGTCTGGACTATTGGTTGTTTTCATTAGCTTCTAATGGCCTCTTTAAATGCCTGTGCAACTTCAATAATTGACTTGTTATCGATAACTCTTATCTGTCGCATTTCTTCGTTTTTAATTAGTAATCTATCTAGCCATGTAATTTCTGTCAGCTGTGCACCCGGTCCTACTTCAGGATCAATATCTACGTATTCCTTATTGACGTCTTCATAATGATGAGCAGAATTATATTGAGGTGCAATACTCAGCAAAGTTATATTTTCTGTTATACCTTCAGCATTTGTTGAAGTGACTGTTTCACCAGCTAGAAATGTTCCTGAAATATTTTTAATCCAGACTTGTCCAAGTTGCAAATCTCTATGCTCGATAAGTGCACTAGCACCGGAAGTTAGTCCATGTACTTCTCTACCAATCTTAAATTTGTCTGATAATCTTGTACGAGTTGTCATGATTGTGCCTGTATAATCATGTTTAGCTTTATCGTCGACTCTACTATTTGATAAGGGCCATCCACATTCACGTAGCGAAGGATTCATTAAGAAAAATGTCCAATGGAAATTAGTTGATTCATACAGTTTAAATGAAACTTGGTCTGGTCTCTCACCACTTTGAATATAATAGTCTTCATATAAACCGACAGCATCTCGAACTTGATCAACTGCATCGGAGTATAGTGCAATGTTCTCAAACGCATCGGCGTTTTCTTCGTTTCCAAACGTGTATAGTACTCTAGGAAAATCTTTAAAGTATGTCATATGAAGTCATTGCCTCCTCTATTAGTTTGTCCTGTCGAAGAAGACGGAGCATTCTCAAAATTATAGAATGAATCATTACCTTCATTGACCACGTCATATCTGCTGAGAGGCTTGTATTCTGTAAACGTAAGAGTAAGGTCTATTTCAGTAGGTGAACCATCCGGGTGTAGCACCGCGCTTGTTGGATTATATGTTGTTGACACAGTTTTAAGATAACACAACTTTATGGGAGTGCCAATATTGCGGAACATACCTTGTACTTCTGATAGTAGTCGAACCTTAAACATGTTAGGATAATCGAAAGCTATTGAATACGGTTGACCGTATGGCATTTCAACTGGATAAGCATGAAATCTAAAAAACTTGACAATACGATTAACTTCTCTTGATTCCTGTGGAGATTTAGGAAGGAACTTAAAAGTAAAGTTAAATTCTCGTACGGAGACACCATTGAACTGTGTACGAATATTAGGATTCATTGTCACTCTTGCTGTAATAGCAATAGCTGACTTTACGGCATCCGGTATAAGAGGAATAGCTTGTGATCCTCTTACTGCTGCGACACGGCTAACTGCACCAGTTTTAAATAAGTCAAAGACAGATTGTGCACCGGACTTTAAGCTTTCCATAACTGAACCAGCGATTGAACCACCACTATTCATTGCAGCAGCTGCGGCAGCTCCTCCTAATCCAAGCGAGGCAGATGCGTAATCAAAGCCATCATTTACTTGAAAGGATAGTGGCAAGTATAGATCGGCCTTCTCTCCAGCAATTTCATTTACTTTTAAGCTAGCCGGTGATGCGCCTATTCCGCTAAAGCTTTTGTTTGTTTGCTCCGATCCATCTTCCGCTACAGTGTTTGAAGTCTTGACACGAATAGTAACTTCGGGTGGAATAACTTTAATTGCTTGAAAAGTAATTCTGGATTTGTACTGATCGCTTTTCTCAATTGGATATTTGTAGGGCCCAAATGCTGAGCTTTTTTGTGGTGCCGCCATTTTGTTTTCCTATAGATAATAAAAACAGTTTGAACTATTTATAACATAAAATGGCATATTCTGGACGTTATCAAGTACTGAACCCTAAGAAGTATAGGGGTGATCACAGTAATGTAATATATCGATCTCTGTGGGAGAGAGATACATTCAAATGGTGTGATTTGAATCCAAAGATCAAGCATTGGTCTTCGGAAGAAACCGTCGTGCCTTATTTTTATGATGTCGATAAGAAGTACCATAGATATTTTGTAGACATCAAAATAACCTTTACTGATGGCAGAACTATTCTAGTTGAAATAAAACCAGAAAAAGAAACAGCACCGCCTGCAGGTCAGAAGAGAACTAAAAGATATATTAACGAGGCTTTAACCTATGTAAAAAATATGAATAAATGGGAAGCAGCAAACGAATTTGCAAAGGATCGTGGCTGGGAGTTTCAAATATGGACGGAAAAAACATTATATGAAATGGGTATAATGACTAAGCCTATGAAGAAAGTACCCGGAAAGCTAAAACCTTTGCGACCTTACAGACGTAAAAAACCTAAGAAATAGTTATAAATAGTCTCATGGCAGGCGAAAGTTTATTTAGAGAATTAGAGATCGAAGCATTCCGCGCCGGGATTACCCCGCGGACTTCAAAGTCTATTGCATGGTTTAGAGAAAAAGCTAGACAGATGTTCCGAGGAAGAGTTGTCCGTAATCGGATGGAGATAATGCAGGACGATGCATTAGACTTAGTTAAAAGACCGGTGACCCGCACCCGCGGGCCCGTAGGCGAAATGTACATGTTCTTCTACGATCCAAAACATAAAAAGACTCTACCATACTATGATGGTTTTCCTTTGATCATTATGCTTGGTCCTGCTAAAGGTGGATTTATGGGAGTCAATCTTCATTACCTTCCTCCTGCACTACGAGCAAAAATGCTTGATGTGGTGTTAGGCAACGGTGGTAAAATTCCACAGAGATTCTTAGCTCCTGCCATGAAACATTATTTGTTTAAACATGTCAAGAGCCGGTTTGCTCTAGTAGAAAAACCTGAATGGGAGATCGCAACATTTCTTCCAACAGCAGATTGGAATAAAGCTGGTGCAAGTCAGGTTTACAAAGAGTCTAGAAGGAAAATGAGAGCGTCATGACATCATCAGTAGATCAACTTAAAAGCACCATTGCACAAAAAGGTGGTATGGCTCGACCGAATAACTTTGTCGTAGAGCTTCCTCCATTGGCAGGAATGTCTGGTCGAGAAATGAATGTCCTTTGTAGAACAGCACAGCTTCCTGCAAAACAAATCTTGACACATGATAGACGTATTGGCATGGAATTTGAAAAGATCGCTTACGGCTATGCGGTCGATGATGTATCATTGAGCTTTATGGTAATGAATGACTATGGTGTCAGGAATTACTTTGATGAGTGGCGAAACCTTATTATGGATGAAGATGCTCATACTGTTAACTATAAATCAGAATATCAAAAAAGAATTGTAATTCATCAGCTAGCAAATACCATTCCATCTTTATTTGCATCGGCTTCAATTAATGTAGGTCCTATATCAGCAGGCATATCGGCCGGTATTGGCATACCTCTAGGTGGAAGATTAGATATATCAACAACGGTTTACACCGTAGAATTAATTAACGCATTTCCTACAACAGTAGGAGAGATTTCATTCAATAACGATCAGGATAGTTTTATTGAAATGACAGTGGCTTTCTCGTACACGAACTGGAAAACTTTACCAGCTGGACAGAAACAAATAACATTTACATTATAGGAGTAATGATGGCACTACCTAAACTAAATAGCGCACCCAAATACGAGTTGAATATTCCTTCAACTGGTTCGCCGGTGAGATACAGGCCCTTCCTTGTAAAGGAAGAAAAGAATTTGATGATCGCCAGCGAAAGCGGTGATCCAAAGAATATTTTTAGAGCTTTGATTGATACGATCGGAGCATGTGTAGAAAGTGATTTAGATACACGTAAGCTAACATCCTTTGATGTAGAATATATGTTTCTACAGATGAGAGCAAAAAGCGTAGGTGAATCAACTAAGGTTGGATTGAAATGTACCGACTGTGGTACAGCTAACGAGCAAATCATTAATCTAGATGAGATTAGTGTGGCAGTACCAGAAGTTGAAACACTAATTCAATTGACCGATGCTATTAGTCTTGAAGTTAGTTATCCAACATTCAATAGTATTATTGAATCGGGTATCAACGAAGGAAACCAAGAAGCAAATACAGAGCAAGCATTTTCTTTGATTCGAAGTTGTTTGCGTACGATTATTACTGAAGAGGAAAGAATTAATCTATCCGAAGTAACTAAAGAAGAAGTACAAGACTTTCTTGATTCCATGAGCTCAGCACAGTTTGAAAAAATTAAAGCATTCGTTGATGGAATTCCTAAGCTTGAACATGACGTAGACTTTACATGTAAAAACTGTGGCCACGAAAATAAATTGACTATTGAAGGGATAGCAAATTTTTTATCCTAGCTCTATCTCACGAAGCGCTTGAAAATTATTATCAAATGAACTTTAGCTTAATGACCCATTGGAGTTGGAGTTTGACTGAGATAGAGGAAATGATACCATGGGAAAGAGAGATCTACATTTCGTTATTGATTAATCACTTGAAAGAAGAAAAGCAAAGACAAGACCACCAGCAAAGGTAGTAACATGGCAGACAAAAGTTTATATGACGTATGTGAAACGTTAAAAGCTAACAGCGATAGAAACACTGCGCTGTTAACTACGCTCAATGCATCTGTACTAAAGCTGAATAATATGATGGGAAGTTTTCTTGACATCATGGCACAGCAACGGATGGATATGCTTGAAGCTATGCGAGAAGATAAAGGCACAAAAGATGCAGCTGCAGCTGGTGCGGCCGGTGCTGGAAAGCCGGGTGGAAGTAATATTGCAATGATTCTTGCTGGTATCGCTGCGATTGCTTCTGGATTTCTTGATGGCATCAGAGATTCTATTAAAGCTTTGGCTAAATTAGCACGGTTAGATAAAGTGTTTGATGCTATTAAAGCTTCTCTTAAAACTCTTGGCAATGGAATGAGAACGAGGTTTGCAGCTTTTGGTGCAAATGCTATTAAGATAATAGATGATCTAATCCAACCGTTGAGGACATTCTTTACTGCAGATGGTGGTGGAGGAAGATTTGTCAAAGGTCTTCGTGATACATTTAAGTTGACATTTACCGGTGCCGCTAAAATCTTTGACGATCTAATTCAGCCATTCAAAACATTAATGTCCGGTGAAGGTGTAGTTGGCCAACGTATTACAAAGCTATTCAATGGCATCATTGATATTTTTAAGTTTCCATTTGAAGGTATTATTGATAATGTTGTTAAACCATTCAGAGCTGTGTTTGCCGCAAGCGAAGGACCTAGTATATTAAGTAGAATCATAGGTGCTATTACTCGTCCATTTACTGCTGCAATTGATTTTGTCCAAGCGTTAATTAAACCGATTCAAACTTTCTTTTCAGCCGAAGGACCAATTGCAAGAGCGTTCGGTGTTATTAAACAAGCATTTTCTATTTTTAGCGAAGGCTCTGCACTTATGAAAGGCTTAGCTGGTATTGGTCGAGTGATTGGTCGTTTATTCTTCCCTATCACATTAATTATGACAGCCTACGATACTATCAAAGGTGCACTGGCTGGATTTGAAGATGACGGTATTCTCGGTGCTATTCAGGGTGCAATCACTGGTCTACTCAATTCTGTTATCGGCATGCCACTCGACTTATTGAAAGACGTAATTGGCTGGATACTTGGCAAGTTTGGTCTTGATAATGCAAAAGAAGCATTAGCTTCATTTAGCTTTAGTGACCTGATAGCTAAACTAATTGACGGATTCTTTGATGGATTGAAGATGGTGATTAACGGAATCATTGAAGCGATCGCTACAGTGGTTGCGGCTCTACCGCTTGTACCAGATAGTGTTGGTGATAAGATTCGAGGATTGAAGTTTGATACAAATGTTCAAGAAAAGAAAGCACTTGACAAAGAGATTCAAGAATCGCAAGCAGAAGAAAAGAGATTAGGCAACGCTGCAGATAGAGCTGATACTAATTTACTTAAGAGCCAAAGAGCTTACGATCAAGGGAATATGTTTATTGTCGATGAAAACGGCAATAGACGTAGAATGACTGAAGCCGAAGCCTCAGCTTCAATGAATCGTAAAAGAGATAGAGCTGATCTTGCAAATCAAAATTACATTGATGCTGCAAATCGTACAGACGAGTTAGAGAGACAAAGAGCTGCTCTTGACGGACCGGGTAGCGGTACTAATGTGGTTGACGCATCAACTACAAACAACAACCAAAGCAGTAGTACACAACCTGTCATGACAACTACACCAAACGGGTTTGATCCTGAAGATCCTATGCTAGCCGGCGCATAAAGAAAAGGGAGCCGAAGCTCCCTAATCCCCGACTACCGAAGTAGTCTTCTCCTTTGTTGTTATGCCAGCCTTTTGCTCGAGGCTTACTCTGCAACTAGGACCACACGGTGGCTGGCTTACCTAATTCAGAATGAAAATTTAGCAGAGCCGAGATATACATTATCGGTTGCAATACTATATATTAGTCTTCGTTCGCTAAGCGAGCAAAGTAAGACATAGTATCATCATCTTCCGTTTGCGGAATAGTTTCCGCTGTTGGCATTGGAGCCGGCGCTGCAGGCTCATGCATTTGAGCTTCTTGCTTCATAGTTGGCGCACCAATAGAAGCTTCCTCACCAAGAACACGACCTAGCTTTGCTTTAAGATCATCGTAAGTCTTGTAGTTCTTTGGATCAGTAAACTCGCTAAGATCATGCAATTGATTATAGACTGCTTCTAGCTTTGTTTCATCAGACTCATATAGAGCAGATGCACTAGCAAACTCAGACTTATCATAATTGCGATAACCTTCTACATTGCGAATTTTTAGTTTGAAGTCAGCACCTTCCCAAAAGTCAAATGGATTCACTGGATCTTCATCTTGGAATGATGGTTGCATCACATCCATGATTTTATCGAAGATCTTCTTACCAAACTTATAGAGGAATACTTTACCTTCATTATGCGGTGCACTTGGATCTTGCACAACAAGTACGTTAGTTACGTAGTGCAGTCTACGCTTTTGAGTACGGGCTTTTTCTTTGTCCGACTCGATGCCAGAATTCCACAACCGGGAGTTGAGTTCTCCAACTGGATCAGGTTGACCAATAGAAGTAAGGCTGTTTTCGATATACCACAAACCAGTTGGTCCTTTGAATCCATGATCCCAATATCTGACCCATGGTAGTTCTTGGCCTTCTGAAGCTGGCAAGAATCGAAGTACTGCATACCCATTACCTGCTTTGTCAACTGTTGGCTTCCAAACACGATCATCTGCATATGACTTTTTCTCGCCACCTCCGGTGGATTCTGCGGCTTGAATAAGTTTTGAGATTTGATCGCGATTGCTTTTTAGATTTTGAAATGACATAGTATTGTCCTTATATTTGTATGTTACTGTAATATTATACAACATTCATGCGTTGTTGTACACATTTATTTATACTCTTAATCAGCAAAAGCGCTGTCCAAAGTATTACCCTTTGGCAAATAGTTTAAGGCCATTGCCTCTGCCTCGATCTTGGCCTTAATGATTGGTGATATAAACTTCTTCACATCTTCAGGCTCAATCTCATTTTTAGTACATACATGGAGTACTGCTTCCATATATGGTATCTTTAGTTCTACTACAGTCGATTCAATCAACTTAGTAAATTTTGATTTAGTTAAAAACTTATCTTCAATCGTCATTTGCTTTCCACTCTCAATAATACCGTATCTTCATTAATCCGGCCATTTGGTGTAGCCGGCTTGGTCTTAATATCATCTAGAAGTTTAGTCAACTGTCGTGGTGTGCATTTAGCAACCGTTGGCAGTATATCTAATGGCTTCCGTAACGTGAGTGTACGAGACACTTCTTTATCGAAGTTCTTAATAGTGGTACCACTCACGATAAACCCTTTAGGATCAAATGTTACATATTCAGTAAGTCTACGGTACTTCGTATTGAAGATATACAATTTAGTCTTACCAATAATCTGTGCAGGTTGCAGAGATACAATCTTGAAGTCATTATCTTCTTTCTTGTATTTAATCTTTGAAACCTGCTTGTCAATAGATGGAGTCTTAGCCACCTTGACTTTACGTTGAGCTTTAGCTGCGGACTTGATACGATCACAATCTGCTAGCATAGCTTGGCATTCTTTGATGCGGCGGTTGAGTTCAGGTCGCTTCAAATGTGAATAACCCTCGACGGCTTGTTCACAACGCTTATGGTAAGCGTCTTCATAATCTAGCAACCATCCCTCAACCACCTGACGAACAGGTATCGTGGCAGAACCACTCAACCCATGTTTACGGAATAAACCATAAACATCAATAGAGGCTTTATCACCATCAATCCACATATCTTCAAGATCAAGGAGATCTTGCATAATAGTGTTATTGATCTTACGTTGCAGACGTTGCTGAGGAGAGAGACTGACAACTTTATCGCTGTCATGCTTCGCCTGCAACTTCTCATAATGTAAGGCTTTCCCTGGTTCAACCAGTTCAGCCAGCCTCTTTATCGTTGCATTTTTCCAATACAACGATTTCTCAGTTTCTTCTAATCCACTATTGTACCAGAACGCAGTAGCTGAACTGTAGTAGCTTGGAAGAAACTTGTATTCTGGATGGCAAAGAATAAACTTTGCATCTTTCTTGTCAAACTGATTTTTGACAAATGTCTTCATCTGGTCAATCGCATCTTTACGGCTGACTTCATTTTGAAAATAATACTGTACGGACTCAAAGCCTTTTTCAATTGGTGCTGCATTTACACCAACGCGGCGAGATGCACGTACGGTTTTCTTTTTAGTTCTCTTAGGTATTGCCACGATGTCTCTCCTCATCAATAATAGTGGGTCTTTCTAGTGAAGGCGCCCTATAATTTCCTACCAGCGTCTTAATTTTAGAGTCGTTTACTGGCTTAACCGCGTTATGTCGCTCGACTATTCTTAATTCTTGTATATATTCTACCACAGTTTATCCGAAATGTACACCATAAAATGCACTTTTTTGAAAAATAATTGGCCTCTGCGGGAGGACTCGAACCCCCGACCCACAGCTTAGAAGGCTGTTGCTCTAATCCAGCTGAGCTACGCAGAGAAATGTAAATAGGTTGAAAGGAAATATTTGGGCTTATCTCCGACTAAGCCAGTATGAGGGAACATCCACATTGGAGGGAATATGACCATAGTGCCTGTCTCAGCCTTTATCTTCTTGCCAAAGAACTTAGTACCACCACTCTTATTCAGATAGACAAAAGCAGATAGGTATCGCCTCGATGTAGCTTTTCCGTATGCATCAATATGTTCTTTAAAATAACCATCAACAGGATACTTCTTTACTCTTAGTTGCTCAAGCTCTTGTACAGGAGGCAGATACTTTTGATCTCTACTTTCCAACCACTTACGATATTGATTGAAATGATTAAGGAAGATCTGCACGGCATTCATTGTAGGCAAATTATTATTAAGCAACGTGTGTTGATCAAACTTCATTACGTCAGTATCGTAGCTTTTAGTTTCATTAGCCTCGTAAATGTCTATTAGACTTTGGCAATGTTCTTCACTAAACGCATGTTTATAAACTTTAACTAGATTACTCAGTTCCATTTTTCCACTCATAGAAAATGTGGTTGCCGATACGAGCAGTTTCTTGCTTGTGATCTGCCCAACCGGGAGTTACATAATCTGCGTGATACCAGAGAGCATCACCAACCTTATTCTCAACTCTACCAAAGTATACACCAAAAGCTGCGAGACGAGCCATGTCCCAAGCTTCGACGTCTACTTCTGGTACGTTATCTGACTTACCATCGCAGTACCAGCTAAACTGGCAACGATGACGTACAGGATAATCGATTGTCTTATCCTTCCAAGATGGACGAGTTGGTCCTTGATATACTACATCACAAACACGGTCAGGATAATACTCTGACTCAACACGATTGATAACAACTTGAGATACTGCAATCATTCCTTCCATATCTTGATTTCGTGCTTCCCAATAGGCGTTCAATGCCAGACAAAACATAGCTTCTGCAAGCATTTAGTTTCTCCTCATTTGTGCGTATATTTTTGGGTCACTTCCTCGACCGACCGGTACTGTGTTTGACTTGTGCATTGTTGCGAGTCCGGTGATGTAGTCGCCGGAGTATTCCTGAGCTCTACGCTTTCCCGCGATGGGTACGATGCGGTCCGACGTCGGGATTGACGAACAGCTGCTTGAATAGTCCGGAATACTCGCGCCACTTGATTTATCCTGTTTCTTGAGTTGATCGGGATGTACACCCATTTTGCGTAGCCACTTATCGTGTTTAGCTTGTGCAGCTGCGTGGCCAGGGGTTTTATTAGTACGACGCTTTCTAGTATTTATAGAAGACATACCTCGAACAAGATGCATAGTCATGATTAATTCCAATCATTATCATAAGCGTTAGAAGCGCGAACACGGTCACCGTAATGCTCATCGAGATACTTAGGAGCATCTTGGTAGTGGTTATAATTTTCGTCCATCTTAGAGATGACGTCATCGAACTTTTTACGTTCTGGCTTGTCAACCTCATCGACGTATTTACGAACACGAGCAGCACTGGCAGCTAAGCGTGCACGGCGTGCTTTGACCTTAGCAAATCTTTCAGCAGACTCGCGGATAGCAGCCATACGTTCTTCGTATGTAGAATTTTTAGTGATAACAATATTACTCATAATGAACTCCTCTTTCCATTTTATAGATCTATTCTACCACAGATTTCCGATAATGTAAAGGAAAAAATGCACTTTTTTATTTAATTAAAACAATAGCTTACGTTTTTTTTTTGAGAACCCACGGCGCTACATGGAAAAGAGGAAAGAGGAGGAGCGCCGTGGGTTCAACTGTTTAACCCCAGTCTTTGAAGTCGCCGGCTTCTTCGTTATCATTGAAGCCTTTTGTATATGCAACTATCTCTTCAGGAGTCATGTCTTCGAGTTCAGTTCTGGTTCCTTTACCAGTACCAAAAGCATAATAGTGTGGATTGAATGGACGACGGTAATAAGAGTCTGCACCACCACGATCATAGGGTGAGCCATTGGCTGTTGACATTTCGTTTGTTCCATCATAAGAAACACCAGTAGGGGCAAATAAATTTAACATTAAGCTAATACCTCCGTGATTGAAAATTTTACAACATTGTCATCTTTCCAAAGATCATGCATTACTTTTGATAATCCTTTACGAGTGTGGCGAATAGTTTCCCACATATCGTTGTTTTCTAAAGTAACTTCGATCTTAAAATGTTTGATAGTCTTTTCCATAATATAAACTCCTCTTTCAAAAGAATGGCACTCTATGTCAGGATAAGGTGCCAATCTTATCCTGCCTCCGATACACCACGACTATAGGCCTATTCCTCTACCCTTCCCTCGGTAACGGGGTGGGGGCCAGTCATCTCAACTTCGCTATGTCATTTCTTTGTTCCTTTTCCATTTTATAGATCTATTATACCATAGTTTTTTTCAATTGTAAACAAAAAAATGCACTAAAAAATAGTGCATTTTCAATAGGTTACGTTTTTTTTGAAATTAAAATCTTCCTAGGAATCTTGCAATATGGTGTACAAAAGGTAGTAGAGACAAAGCCATGAGTAGATTAACACCAGTATGAGCCATTGCTATTCGAAGAGTATCTCCTTTTGGCATGCCATCAGATACTAAAAGACCGGCTAACCAAATGGTGCCGGTTGTTCCTAAGTTTGCTCCAAGGACTGCTGCAATAGCTGCTGGCAGAGGAATAGCTCCGGATGCCACCAAAGCAATAATCGCGGTTGTTGAAAGAGACGATGATTGCCAAAGCAATGTCATAATGATTCCACCAGCAAACATATAGAATATGTTACCAGTAAACCAAGCGAGGTGTTCCATGTTACCCATGGATTTCATTCCACCCGAGAATGTTTTTAGTCCGATATAGAAAATAACGAGTCCTACGAGCGTAGTGATGACGGGGTTTCCTAAATCCATTTTACTTACCTTTTTCCAGAGTCGATCCACGCGGATTCTCCTATAATTAAAGTTCCTAATAAGTTACTATTTAGGAACTTTAATGCTAATATAGTGTTACAGTTTTGTTAATAATTTACTTATTAAAGCGAAGAGTGTGTTGCTTACCGTTATGCATAAACGTTACAGTTGAATGAGAATAGATTGTTTGTCTCTGCTCTTCGTACCGTGTTTCAGTCTGGCAACGTGGTCCAGTTGATCCTTTGTTTCTCTCTGTGTTGAGCACACCACCGAGAAACGCACCGATAGCTCCACCATTTTCTTCACCCTTAATGTTATTACCAAGGGCTCCGCCAATGACGGCACCTTCAAGAAAGTTGGTAATGTCGGACTTGCCGTTACCACTACCTCCTGTATCCATACACACTTCAACCGTGTATGGCTTTTTGATAATCACTTCTTTATAGTGATCTTGTGTTGTTTCAGCTTTAGCTGGGCTTGCCAAGGCCATCAACGCGACTGACAACCCGAGGTACTTCAGACTTTGCATTGTTTAACTCCTGATTTAATTCTTCAATACGTTTATATGATTGTTGCAATTGACCTTGCAATTCTTTTACATTACCTTCTAAAAGTTCAATGTATCCGCTTTGATTTAATATCTCTCGCCGGTACATTTCGT